CCACAGAGTTTAGATGTGTTGCCCTCAGGAGCTTTAACTGGCGATGAACAGCCAATTTTAAACAATAAGCACATCATTCAATTTCTTAATAGCAAAAAAAGTGATCCACGCCATAGATAAGGTTGCACCGATGGATTCGTGGGTTATTAGTAATATCAAATGCTGTCAGATTGATAACGATGAAGACAATTATCATCACCATGAGTTAGTGACGACCTTTCACGAGGCTGGCGTGATCCGCACTTGCTGGCATCATGATAACCATATTCGGCATTCATCGGCGGGTTGGATTGCTGAGATGGCTCATGAAAACCGTATCAATTGGATGTTAGATACTATTCGTAGTCGTTTGAGATTAGATAGTGACCACCAGCTGACAATACCTGATTTTTTCACGTTTGCTGTTATGCATAACGTTATCGATGAATTACCAGAAGCGATATTGCGTCAGATTTTAAATTGGTCAGATAAACAAGAAGAACGCAAGGTTCATGGTGGTTTCCCTGAGTCTGACATTATTCCAAGTAACGTGACAGCGCTATCAGCAATGAATGAGCGTTTAGATGCGATAAAGCCGGTTATTAAAGTTGATATTGAACCAGAGCCACCAGCGTCATTTCTCCTTAAACCTAAAATGCAACGTTGGGAAAATATCAACTGGCTCCAATGGGTGAAAACTCAACCGTGTTGCGTGTGTGGGCAACAGGCTGATGATCCGCACCACATCATAGGTCATGGTATGGGAGGCATGGGTACTAAAGCTCACGACTTATTCACCATTCCATTATGTCGTATTCATCATGACGAGTTACATCGCGACCCAAAGCAATGGGAAGCCACTCACGGCAATCAAATCGAATTGTTATTTCATTTTTTAAACCGTTCATTAGGCATCGGTGCATTTATTTAACGTGTGTACGGCACGAGTGGAGGAAATATGCCAATTTATGCGCATGACTTGGAATATTTAAGTGATATGGCATCGATAGCTACATCAAACTTAAGAGCTTCAACAAAAGGTCAGTTAGAAGCATTTGAAGATTTTGGGTTAACAGACACGAGAGCAACACCGAGAGTTAGAATGCGAGATTTAAAATTAAACGGCCGTTTTGTTTGTCGTGATACTGATCCAATCTATGTATTAGAAACTCGCTGTCGTCGAACTCCAAAGCCGATGATAGATCCTGTGGATTTTTTATTATGCTCTTGGCGTAGGGCTATTAATGCATTAAGTGAAGAACAACACTCATGGATAATGTATTGTTATGGATATAGTTTGAAATTTGAGCATCAAGTTAATATCAGTGTTCATGTATGGTCTGAATTTGAAAAACAGCATAACGGTAAAAAGATAACTAAAAAGGTTAAAGAGCGACTAAGATTATTAGTCTGGCTATCGGTTCAGACTTGTACTGGCCGTAATTATTCACAAACAGATCTGTCCAGGTTGGTGGGTGTTAAGCGTGATAATTGGAACAAAAACTATCAAGTATATTGGGATTGTCTACTTCATGTATGTTATGAACTAGATAAATTGGCATTACTTTCCATGAGGCGAGTTAGAATCGAGCAGATTAATAAAAATAATCACGACAACTTGCAAAAGTCAACAAAATAGGCCATATTTAAGTCTAATTTGGTATGTTGCCAAAATTGTTTATAACCTCGCCTTTGCGGGGTTTTTTGTTATCTATCACACTCTTCATTTTTGGAGAGTTGTGTGATTAGGGACACCAGATGATGTTTTGGTCGACGGATATCTGGTGTCCCTAGCTATTGCTATCTATCAAGAAAGAATAACAAAGCACGTTCGTCATCTGTGCTTTTAGGGCGGGGTTAATTGTTTTTTCATCGGTCTGTCGCCAAACAAATGCCGAAGAAATTAACAATTAATCCCGTTTCGTTTTAATTCCCCCGAATTCGAGGGTGTTACCTTCATTGATGAGGGTAGCATAGTTTAAGTTATTGATATTGTTCCGATGTCGGAATTCCGATAACGCTATTTCACATGTTCGGTTATTTCGAACAACTCATTTTGAAGATCGCCTAGGCGGTCTTTTTTTATTATCTAAAATAAGGAACGAAATTATGTACGCACTTAAATTAATTACTGAACGTGAAGGACGTAAAGTGGAAGAAGTCCACTGCTTAGGGGATATGTACCGCTTAGAGTTTTATCCTGAATCAGAAAATAAAGATATCGTGGCGCGGGTTGAGCATACAAAGAAAGACGCTATTCCATCATTTGATATTAAGCGAACAGATTGCGCCTATATTACGACAGTAACAGGCGATACTGTTCGGGTTATTTCTAGAGGTAAATAAGGTTATCAACAAATCGCTCAGCATGGTTTTTTCGTATAAGAGAGGTAGTTATGAGTAATCAAAATTTAGAAGTGTTAGTTAATACATTGTCAGCACAAGTGGTACAGCAAGGGCATCAAATAGCAGAGTTACAAAAACAGCTCGCTAGTATGCAATTAACGAGCTGTGAATTAGATAAATTGATTTCAAGTGTTAAAAGTAGCTCTATGCTCAATCAAAAGCTAGCCAATGAGTTAATGGAGATTGAGGCTTTTAAAAAACGGTTATAGCATATAAAACTTTTGTTACTTATTTTCTGCATCAAATAGAGTATTCAGATAATTTATAGAACGCTCTTTAATGAGAACCTCCTCCTTCTCGATCGAATTACGATCTAAGCATTTAAACAGCACTTCATATATTTGTTTCTTATCATTCTCGTTTAGTAATTTTTTAAACAAAGCTTTGAATAAGATTGTATGAACGGTATCTCTTATCTGTAATTCGTGGTTTGTTTTCATTAAGCCTTTAATTGAATCATTTAGCATGCTCATTGATTCCCATATTTCACTGATTTTACTATCGTAATTACTATGTTGATTTAATTTCTCATTATTATTTTCTGACATTTCATTTCCTCACGCCGAAGTAAGTCAGCCATTCCTTCGGTTCATAACATTGGGCTGATCTATCAGTTTAACTTAAGTTTCATATTTTCACGTTTAACTCACTCACATTAATCATCAACGGACACTCCGTAGGGGTGTATATGCGCATGGAAAAATTGACCAATGCTACCTACGGAACTGCTGGCTTAACTGCCTTTTTTGCAAGTCTCTCACTTTATGAATGGGGATTTGTAATAGGGATGGGATTCAGCATGCTCCTTGGATTAGCAACTTATCTGATGACATGGCGAGAACAACGAAAACGAACAGCGTTATTTGCTGAATTAGTTCATCGAAATTGTTCTAGCGATCCGCAAGACATAGAAAAGATAGTTGGCGAAATGCTGACTAAAGCTAAAAAGGACATTTAATGAATCTAAAACAGAAGGTAGCAGCAGTTGCGAGTGCTGGTGCGGTAAGTATTGCGATAACCGTGATTGGTCATTTTGAGGGAGTACGCTACGAACCATACCGTGATGTTGCTGGTGTTCTGACTGTTTGTTATGGACACACAGGGAGTGACATTATTCAAGGTAAGACATACACACAGCAAGAGTGTGATGAGTTACTGCAGAAAGACTTTATCAGAACTCAACAACAAGTTGATGTCCTGGTTAAAGTGCCAGTAGATGATAAAACAAAAGCTTCTCTATATTCCTTTGCTTTTAATGTCGGTACCACAGCCTTTGCACGTTCTACATTGCTCAAGAAATTAAATGCTGGCGATCAGTATGGTGCATGTGAAGAAATGAAACGCTGGGTTTATGCGGGTGGAAAGGTTTGGCGAGGGTTAGTCAGTCGTAGAGATGCGGAGTCAGCACTATGTCATGGAAACCTTTAATTATCGTTATTAGCTTTATCCTCGCATTACTTATCACAGTCGCTGGTGGCATTTATCTCTCAATTGATAATTCATGTGTTAACGACAAAGCCAGTTTAGAAAAACGCTGTCAGATAGCTCTCTCACATCATCGGTACTAATTATGAAGCATTGGAAACTTTACATTGTCATTGTGATAGTGGGGATTGTTGCTGGTGGTTGCGTGCTGATTAATGCACAAGCGAAAAGAATTAATACACAAGCTGAAAAAATTAACACGCTGACAAAAAACAACAAAGAACTTACTAATACGCTCGAAGAACAAAAGGCCATCAATGCTGACTATCAAGTGCGCATAGAGCGACTAAATCAACTCGATATTAAATACACTCAGGAGTTAGCTAGTGCAAAGAATGAAATTGATGGGTTGCGTGATGATATTCGCAATGGCTCTAAGCGGGTGTACGTCAAAGCCGAGTGTTCAAAAATCTCCACCAATTCCACCTCCCGCTTGGATGATGCAACCACCGCCCGACCTACTGACACCGCTATCAGAAATTATTGGTTACTCAGAGAGCGAATTGCAGAGTCAGAGCAAGTGATTAAAGGGTTGCA